ATTCCCATACACGTACAGCGGATGCTTTGCTTGATGATGATATCATGGCTGTTGCGGATACTATTGTGAATCAAAATTCAGCGTTGTATTTGAACGCTAATCTGGCTGACCCACGGAAATTGGTTAGTCATTTCATGAAACACAAGAAGTATTCTGCAGGTTTACCATTTATTGGTGCCGGGTTGAAGAAACGTGATGATCTCCGGAAACATAAATGGTTGGCGCCGATTGCAAAAATGGCAACTTTACCTTTTGAGTCTGGTGAATGGTTTCCTTCTATTGCTCATGCGTTTCCAAAATCACAGGTTGTGCCCACCGAGAAGTTGCGTCAAAATCCTAGTAAGCTACGTTCTGTTGTTGCATCGTCGTTGGTGACGAATGTGCAACAGGGTGTTTTGAATTTTGACACGAATAATCGGCATGCTCCCCATGATGGGAGTGGCAAAGCTGGCATAACATTGAACGGCGCGGCATTGGGTTCTGTTTTCTCTGAAGCCACACGGTATAAGAACATTATTTCGTTGGATGCAACAGCATTCGATCGTAACCTGAACGATAATGTTTTCCGTATCCTTGGTGAAATTAGGAAACGTGGATATCGTGAACGACCTGAATATGATGTAATTGCCCAGCATATCGATCAAGCCACCCTCCAGGAACAAAGAGGGCACATTGTCAACTTGATCGCTGATTTGTGGGATGATATTGAGCTGGACCCTGGTCAAGGTGATGATTTGTGGAAGTTTGTTGAGAATTTCCGCGATGAGTACCAAGATGTCACAAAGAAAGTTGCGGTTGAACATGCAACTGCGCCTGGTGGTGTTATCCCCAAACGTGGTGGCGGTACAACTGGAAGTTCTAACGTGACATGGCAAAACACTGTTGGCTATGAGGGTACAATCATTTACAGTATCAGCAAAGCACAGGGTTGGCCAATTCGAGAATTTTTCGACCGGGTGTATCTAAGTAACATGAGTGATGACAACATTATTGCCACTGATTTTGACATTGACTGGGATAAAGTCTTTGCGATATCTGAACAGAAATTCGGTGTTACTTTGCGAGTTGAATCGACAGGAAATGATGTGTTTACACAGACCTTCCTTGGAAAGTATCCTCGCCCAGGCACTGAGTTTCAATCGGATTTCAACATGGCAGGCCTGGATGTGCCGGAGTTTGCAGTGTTGCATGAGAAGTCTAAACTACTCATGCGATACAGCAATTTCAAGGCAGATGCTTCACGGAACATGGGTTCTGCGCCCAAGAAACGTGAGTATTTGATCCAGAAAGGTATCGGGTATCTGACTCTTTGTGCACATCAGCCAGAAATTTACAAGCTGATTCGTACGCAAGTCGATGCTGAGTTCGAAAAGATGCCTTCTGCACTACGGAAGAAGGCCCGCAAGAAATATCCTGTTCCGGATTACTGCAAAGTTGTTACGGATTGGTACAAAGCGGGTACTCTGGCCGAACGTGGTGTTGTCAAGAGCCTCCAATTCACTATTGGTGGTTTTGCGCGGACAGAACAGGTCTTGTTGCGAACATTACGTATGGTTCGCTCCATAGAGCAATACCTGCCCACCCACCTTTTGACAGTGGATAGTGATGATGTTCTTGATCGTGTAACGGAGATCGAGAGCTATGGTTTGTTTGAAGCACACATTTTCCACTGTTATGTCAAATCGTTTGATCGAGCTCCGACTGAGGAAGAACTAGCATACATGTGTAGGATGTCACCCTATGCATCTTTGTGTGATGTTCGAACATGGTACAAGAACATTGGTCGTTTTCTTCCAGTAACGGGCCCATTATTTGACCGCAACCTGAATTATGCGGTTTTGCATTTTTGGGTTTACACACTGGTTTATGTCAGTGTTAATCCTGCATTGCAAATGGCACAATATTTCCCGTTTGGATCAGTTGCTCTTGAGCTCCTCAACGTCTACTTGTTCACATCACGTGATGTTTTCAGTACCTGGAATTACTGGTATTATGCATCTCGTGGTGCTTCGTCAAAAGCGATGTCCGTCCTTGTGCCCAAGGATCCGTATCGCGGCCACAAGAGGGCAGCGTATCAGATCGCGGAACATATCAAATTACCGGTGGTTATGTCACTTTTACCAACGTGGGCTTTGAATGATCTTGTTTCGAGCGGTTTGGATCACGTCGCATCATGGCTTAATAAGTCGATGTTTATGGATCGTACTGAAACATTGAATGGTAAGTCACAGGTTGAACAAAACACTCCTCCGGCTTGGGTTGCTACAGTTGACAGTATAGCTGGTAATCTCAGGAATAGTCGCTCTGTTATTTGTCATGCACACACCGGGACAGGCAAGACACGTTATGTGCCACCATTACTAGCGGCACGATTCCCTGAAAAGCGGGTTTGTGTTGTTATGCCTCGACGTTTGTTGTGTTCGGAATTCAGCAATTACCCTGGTGTCAGTTGGTGGCGACGTGGTATGGAACCTACAACGCGGACCTTCACTTGTACCTATGGTCATCTTAATGCGAAGCATATGGGTGGCCTGAAAGGGTATGAGGATGTAATTTGGGTCCTTGATGAAGGTCATGAGATTGCATGCGAGATACAGATGTTGTTTGAGACCATGTTCAGTGTTAGCCCTTGCGTTTTGTTGACAGCCACGCCTAAACAGTGGATGTACAAAACATCATGGGACATCATTGATGCCAAGGTACCACCTCTTCATGAGATTGTTGATCATCGGCGAGATGGAAAGCTTGACGACTTGGTTGAGGAAGCACTACGCTCAGGCTTTAAGCGTGTGTTGGTTATCCATCACAGTGCTAAGTTTGCCAAGCGGTTTGCTGATAAAAACCGGGATCGTGGCTTTACAGCATTATGGTCAGGGAATAGAACAGTTCCCGAAACAGGCCATATTGTCGCATCAACGATTGCTGAAGCCGGTTTGACTATACCTGGTTGTGATTTAGTGATTGATTGTGGCAATCGTGTTGTGAATGATCAAGGGAAAATTGTTGTTGTCCCCGTTGACAAAGCATCAAGTTTGCAGCGCCGTGGTCGGACAGGACGGACGAATCCTGGGGAATATTGGTTGATGACAGATATTGTCAACAAGGATTATAAACCATCTCCTGATATCGTTTCCGTTTTGTCACATAGCAGTCTTGCTTTGCATTTTAAGACAGAAATTGATCTTGAACCATGTGATGACCGACCCATATTTGGTGACTATTATGGTCGTTGTAAACCAATCAAGAACAAGAATCTGTTGGCAAGTTATTCCTTTTACTCCAAGTTGATCCATATGGAGACGGAAGCTGGCATGGCAGTGCGTGATTATAAGCAGGCTCGTCAGGGTAAGCTCAATGAACAACTTGAGTTTTACCTTGAACTTTGTCAGGTTGATTATCTTGTTGATTTAGCAGTTGTGTTGCGTGAATGGGACCAGAACCCCGTGACATACATACCGAAACTGCAGGATCAAGATGATACTGAACAATTGTGTAGCACAACGTTAGAGATTCGAAAGAATGTCTTGCGTTTGGCTTATTAATCACACGCGGTTGGTGCCCGTTAGCACCCTGGTTGGCCAACCAGTTAAATGGTCACACTCGGAAAGCCGAAAACATCTGAATCTTGTGCCCATACCCCTTAAATGGGATTGGACACGGGATAACAGTTGCACCGTAAGCCTGTTTGACAGGAAGTATAAGGTCGAGATGTTAATCCGGTCTGGGGGTCATGTCCCAGCGTTTTAATTAATGGCTTGATGGCAATCAAGTAAAACAAATGTAGCGTCTGGACCTTTTGGCCCATAAGCGCGCTGGTTGACCAACCAGTCAAATGGTCACACTCGGAAAACCGAAAACATCTTGACAGGAACTATAAGGTCGAGATGTTAAGCCGGTCTGGGGGTCATGTCCCAGCGTTTTAATTAATGGCTTGATGACAATCAAGTAAAATAAATGTAGCGTTTGGACCTTTTGGCCCATAAGCGCGGTGGTTTGTCACCAGTTAAAATGACACGTGGGGTTGTCCACGTAGAGGGTTGAAATTACCTCGTAACACCACAGTTGGATGATAAGCATGTATCGTAATACGTACCTCTGTTTGAAAACTTTTCCGGTTGTTGAGGCTCCTATATGGATGTTCTTGACGGGGTTGGATTTTGTTGGTTGGTTGAAATAAGACCTTGCTGCTCCAAGTGTAGTGCCCAATGAATGAAGACCTTAGTTAACTCGAAGGTTAAGTACAAGTCGTGAATCGATTTGTTTATTATTGCAATATGTATCCCAGACTAAACATGGGTGAGGGTCATCTTGATGATCCAATAGGGTTGGCTGAACTCGAATGAGACTAGGCTGCCGTGATAAATAAGCGGTATGGGTGAAAATCCCACAATTATCAAGGGCTGTGCGAAGAACCACGGTTAGACACGAGTGGTAGTCCTGCGACATAAGGA